CGCGACGGCGTTTACCGTCGATGTACGCCCGCTCAACCACGCCGATCACCTTGTCAGGATTGTGGTTGAACAGCAACGGCGCGCCATCGTTCAGGCGGCTCAGATTGGCTGCGTCGGCCTCATGGCTCAGGATCTCGTTGCCGAAGTAACGCGCAACGGGGAACTCAGAGCTGAACGGGAACTCATAGGTGCGATCCTGCACCTCGTCGAAGGTGGTCAGCTCTGCCCGCTGATACTTGCCCTCAAGGCTGCGCAGCGCCGAGATCTTGGTCAGCGTAGAGAACTTGTGGCCCACCAGCACCTCAGTCGGCTCCCAGCCTTCATCGCCTTCGCGGTAGATGCGGATCAGGGCAGCCGGATCCTCAGGCGTTGCATCAATACTGAACTCGGTGTCAGGGACGCCCAGCGTGCCTTCACGCATCACATGCTCGATGCGGCCGCGAGCAGTGCCGCCGCTGCTGTCCCATTGTACGAAGTCGCCTTCGGACAGCTCACCCGGCTCCGCGCGCTCGCCGTCGCCGGTGGCCTCCTCAAACATGATCGTGTTGAAGTCATGCTCAGCCAGCCAGTCGCGCGCCTCGGCTGGGCTGTACCGCGCGCTGTTGAACCGGATTGCCTGGATCTCGCTTTCGCCTTCCTTGATGCCGTAGATGAAGTCAATCCCAGGGCCGCCTTCATCGTTGACACGCCGCAGCGAATCGTACTGATCAGGATCGGTCAGTCTTGCCGCGTGCTCATTCGGATAGGGGCGCGCAAAATCCACGGCGCTTTTGTCTTCTAATGCTTTGAGTCTATCGGTCAACATCAATCCTCAGGCGCCTCGGTCGGATCCTCGAGGATTGATTCCTCTTCGTACTCTTCGCCTTCAAGCGGTAGCTCGGTATCGCCAAACGGATCGATGGAGCCGGCCGGCCTGACCTGCGTCAATCCAGCATCGCTGACCTCGCTCGGATCGGTGTCGGTCACGATGTCCATCTCATCCAACATGGCCAGCTCGGCCTGGCGTGCGACCAGTACATCCTCAAGGTCGCCGCCTTGCTCAGCGATCACCTGCCCCAGTGTCTTGAATCCGCACCGCACCGCCGTCTTGTAGGCATCCACCTCACGCTGCGGGTCCACCCACTCCCAGCTGCGCGGCACCCACCGGCTTGCGCGGTAACGGTCAGGGTTGCTCTCATACCCCGGCAGGTTCAGCGCACCACTCAGCACCGCCATGTCGAGCCACTGCTCGAACACCTGCTGGTGGAAGTTCTCGATCATGTACCGCTGCAACACCCGATAGGTGTCGCGTTCCTCCAGCAGGCTCAGCCGGCTGCTGCTGTAGTTGCTCTCTGAGAAGTTCTTGCTGATGCTCTCGAACGAAACGCCCACGCCAGCAGCAACAGCGCGCAGCATCGACCGTGTGAACGGCTCCAGCTGCCCGTCAGGGCTGTTCAGGTCTGGCACCGTCACCGACTCGCCGGGCTGTAGATACTTGAACACCCCCGGCTGGAACTCGCTAACGCGCTCGCCTTCGTAGACCGCATCACCAATCAGCTCGCCCTCGGGGCTGGTGATGAATCCCATCAGCGCGCTGCTCGCCCGTGCCCGCACCACCTCGGCCTCTTCATAGCCCTGCAGCATGTGCAGCCGCATCAGGGCCGACGCGAACCACGTCACGCCCCTGGTCTGACCTGGCCGCTCCGGCAAGAACAGATGGATCACCTCATCAGCTGGCACACGAATGCGCCGGCCTGTCGTGCGCGCGTTGCCCGCGTAGGTGTCGCCAGGGTGGTTCGCGTAGAAGTGATAAGCCTGCGGCCGCAGGTATTGGTCCACCTCGATGCCCATCCTGACCGTGTTGCCCTCAGCCGCTTGGGGCACGTCGTCATCGATCAGGTAGTCAGCCTCCAGCACCTGCAACGCGAACGGCACTCGGCTATCACCGAAAGGCCGCTTAATCATCCGAACAAAGACCTCGCCCGATTCGGCCATGCTGCGGATCAGCAGCCGCTCGATGTCGTGGAAGCCAAGGATGCCGCTCACATCACAGCGGCTCTTGTGCATCCACCGCTCCCACTGCTCATGGATCTGCCCGTTCAGCAGCTCGTCGAGCTTGCCGCCGCGCAACATCCGCACCTGCCCCTGATGGCGGATGCCGTGCCCGATCACATTGTTCTGGATCGCGCGTAATGCCTGCTTGGCGTAGTCGTTGTCACGGCACAGCTGCCGCGCACGGTTGCGCAGTGCCTTAAAACTCGACTTGATCTCAGAGTCGGCGCTGGTGCCGCTCGTCACCCAGTCCGCCGTCAGCCGGCTGACCCGCGCACCCTGATACGCCCGCTGCCGCGGCCGCACCGGTTCAAAGCCCATCGCCCGGAATAGCCGCGTTCTCAGTCCCATCTCAGAACCTCACAAACAAATTGTGCGGGTTGCCCAGCCCATTGGCTATCAAGTCCGCCATCTGCTCACGTTTCACGTCAGCCTTCAGCTTCGCCTCCAGCTGCAACAGATCCGCCAGCTCGTACTTCTTTAGGCTCCGGCTGCCGATCGTGTACTCCCGCACCACGCCGCCAGACACCAGCGCGCGGATCGCGGCCTGCACCGCATCCAAATCCTGCTGCGCCTGCGACCTGCCATCAACAGCGCCAGGCGTGCCGCTGTAGCTAAGCGACCGCTGTACCGTCAGCTGGCCACTGCCCAGCGTGATCGTGCTGCCTGTCTTCGTCGCGACAGCTTGCCAGAACCACGTCCCAGCATCAAAGCCCGCGCTGGTCGCCGCAGCGACCGTGAACTCCCAGCCAGTGCCGTAAGCCGTGCCGACCACCGTCGCGCCTTCGCTGGCAGCGTTGAACCGCAGGTAATAGGTCAGGGTGTACGCGGCACTGCTGACCGCGTTGCCGAGATTGTCTACGCCCTCGACATCGCGCCACTGGATCGTGTCGCCCGCTCTGATCTCGCTTGGGATGCGCACGGCTACCAGTTGCTCACGAAGCCACTAGCAGCCGCCGGAGCGGACTGCTGTGTCGATCTTAGCGCTGGTTTCTTCCCGCCTTCCAACTGATCACGCAACTGCTGCCACATCGTCGCCTTGTTCATCCGCCGGCTGTAGATCAGCATTGCCGCATACCCATAGACCGCACAGTCGAGTGCCTCGTTGCGATCGCCTGCTTTCTTCACCCATTCGCGAATCGGAAAGCCCCGGTGATACCGCAACGCCTGCCGCTCACTGGTTAGCTGCTTGAAATACTCCGCATCAGCAGCCTGCCCAAAGAACAATCCGCCCGCGCCTTCGTTGTGCCGGAGCCGGCCGAACAGTGTCGTCTTGATCGTGTCGGTCCCCAACTGATACAGCGTCACGCCGCGCTTGATCACACGACCGCGCCAGTTCACATCCACCTTGCTGCCCTTGCCCACCGCCGGGCTGTTGCGTCTGCTGCTGCCCTTGATCGCGACCACGCCCTGCCGCACCCGGTCGCGCACATAGGCATATGTCTCATGAGTGCAGTGGCCGCCGCTATCGACCGCCATCTGGCTGATCCGTAGCGTCCGCCCACCGACCGCATCCCACTCAGTCGCCAGCACCTGATCCAGCTGCGCCCACACCTCCGTCTGCGTCGGATCGCCCATCAGCTCCTGGTGCCACACAAGCCATCCAGTCTCGCCTTCACCCCAGCCCCATACGCTCACCGCCAGCCGGTTGTCCTGCACGTCCACCCCAGACGTCAGCAGCACCACGCCGTCGGGGCACATGCCAGCAGCGAAGTCCTTCCGCTTTGCCAGCAGCCCATCAGCGCTTACCGATGCCGCATAGTCCTCTTCCCAGGTCTCAGCCAGTCGCGTGTTCACGAACGCTTTCAACGCCGGCGCGTCAGCCTTCGCCCGCAGGAAGTCATCAACCAGTTGCTCCCAGCTGCACCAGCCCAGCGGGCTGTACAGCCCCGACAGCTGAAACCCCGCAGTCCTGCCATCGCTCGGTGCCGTCGCGCGCCACTCGCCGCCACGCAGCATCGCCGGTTTGTGCAGTTCTTCAAGCCGCTCGCCGCAATGCTCGCACTCATACCGCACATCACCCGGCCGCTTTGCGTCCCACTTCAGCCGCGGCCATTGCAGCCACTGCATCCCCCCGCAACTGGGACACGGCACATAGAACCGCCGCTGATCGCTCCGCAAATACTCCGCCTCGATCCGACTGAAGTCCTTCACCGTCGGGGTGCTAGTGAGCAGGATCTTCCGCCGCGCAAACGTCGTCGTCCGCCGCTCCGCCAGCGCCACCGGGTCACCCTCGCCATCCACATCACTGGGAAACGCATCCACCTCGTCAGCAAACAGGTAACGGCACGGCGCCGACCGCAGCCCCGTCGCGCTGTTGGCACCGGTCAGCAGCATGATTCCGCCGGGGAACTCCTTCGAGAACATCGTGTTGCCCGAGTCCCTCGCCCTGGCCGGAGCGATCTTCTCCGCCAACACTGGCGTCTCCGTGATCATCGACTCGAGCCGCTGCTTGCTTAGTCGCTTCGCCATCTCAACCGTCGGCTGCACGCACAGCATCGGACCCGGCGCGTGGTCGATCACATACCCCAGCCAGTTGCTGCCCGCTTCTGTCTTGCCCGTCTGCGCAGCAAACATCATCACCACCCGCTGCACCAGGCTGCTGCTGCTCAGGCAGTCCATCGGCTCGCGCAGGTACGGCGTCCGGCTTGTGCGCCATGGCCCAGGCTCGGCCGATGCTTTGCTGCTCAGCCGCCGATGCGCATCCGCCCACTCGCTCACCGTCAAAGGCTGCTCAGGCCGCAGCCCTTCCATAAACCCAGCGCGCCAGACGCTCATGCCTCCACCTCCGCCAGCGCCAGCAGCGCATCACGATGCTCACGCGTCAGCACCTCATGGATCACCGTCGGATCCGTCTCGCCCGCCAGCTGATGGCTCAACCGATCGGCCAAATTAGCCAGCGCTTCGCGAATGCTGCGGCCCACCTGAAACGCGTCCTTCTTTACATCCTCCGCTGGCACCAAATCGCCACGCTGCTGCGTCACCTGGAGCTTCGCCAGCTCGGCCTGATAGTGCTCGCGTCTCGCCCTGGACTCGTTGAGATCCGGGATCGCGTCATCAGGCAACTTATCAATCGCGCTGCGTAGCTCCTTCGGATCCACCGGATCCGGTTGGCTCACCTTGCTGCAGTGCGTCGCCTGCGTGTTCTTGTTCCATAGCTCCAGCGCCAGATCGCGGTCGAGCCATTTCTTTTCGTCCTTGATCACCACCGCCGCAGCGATGCGGCTCTTGCTGGCATGAGTCACTGCCGCTTTCGTGCATCC